ATGCTTTTGCTAGTGGTGCTATATCTCCTCCGGCTTTTGCAACTTGTTGCATCTGAGCCATTTGTTGTTGTTCTGCAGCTTGTGCTGCGGCTTGTTCTCTTTGTGCGTTTACTTGGTTTTGTGATTTTAATAATTTTTGTGGCATACCAACAATATCTGCCAAGTGTTTAACTAAATTATCAAAATTAACATAATCAAATACTGGTGCTACATTTGCAAGGCTACCTAATATTTCTATAGCTCTCATAATAGATTGTAGCTCTGAAGATTTTTGTGCTTTAGCAAGTGGAGAAACATATTCTATTTCTATGTCTCTACCCGATAAAAACTCTGGAGCTTGTGGTAATATATTGTTACGAAGTAATATTGCAAACACTCTATCAATTAATGGTTTTAATAATTCTGATTGTAGTCTACCTAATACTGGACCCAATAATCTCATCTTCTCTTCATTACGTTGGATAACTTCTGTTGCTGTCATTTGCGGACCATCTTGCATCATCAATTGATTAACATAGAACACCGATCTAATGCTGTCTCTTCTTTGTTCTTCCATATTTAAACCTAGTGGATTGTTTGCACCAATGTTTAATGGTTCAATTCTATCTCTTGTACCACTTCTATAAAAGTTTAGTCCACCTGGTACAGTTCTTACAGGAAGTAAAAAGCCATCATCCGGAACTAATAGTGGTGGATCAACTTGTTTCTGTGCAGCCTTGATTGTAGTTTTAGACATTTCATTTAACATCTTAACATCTGGTAAGGCTGTCATTGCTGGACTTCTTCCATAAATTTCATTTGATGCTTTTAAATATCTAGGTACTACGAAAGGAAACTCTTTAAATCCACCAACAGATAATTCACTAGCATTTTTATATTCTAAATAAACAGATTCAAATGGCATATTACCTTTGTCTTTTTTGTTAGGATTAAAATCTGATCTTGGATAAACTGCGTGTAGTATTTCTACTTCTTCGTATGGATCTTTTTTAAAGATACCTTGAATGTCTGATGAAACATTATCGCCAAATTTTTGTACTGCAGCTCTAGCACTTATTTTAAATCTTCTAAATATTGTATCAATTCTACCTTTGTCATTCTCTGCAATAAACACTTCGTTAATATGTCTTGTTGAAAATTTTATAATATCATCATCATCTTCTTCAATAAACATTGCTGCTGTACCAAATGTAATTAGGTCATGGTACAATTCAAATATTTCTTGTTGAAAGTTTGATCTGTTAAATGCTGTGTACATTGAAGCAGTTGCTTCTTCTAACCAAAGTTTTGCTTCATCTTCATTATCAATATCTTCATCTTTAAATCTTAATGTAAACCAAGGTGTTGATGGATTGGTTAGCATACCATGTAATGATGCTGCTAATAATTCTACTGCTTGTATAGGTGAAGAATCAAAAACTTGTTCCATTCTTTTATCACCTCTAGCTCTTTGTTTAGTAACATCTGCTTTTCTTGGTTGCATATAATCTGCAACTTCTTGCCAATGTGTTTCCCAGTTTTGTCTTTGACCTTCTAGTCTTTCGTATCTGGATAATAAACTTTTTGATAAATCTGTTTTTGCCATTATGATCCTAATAAACTTTTCTTGCCTAGTGTTATTGTTTCATCTTCTACACCTTTAGATCCTGTTATAATTGTAGATGATCTACCTCTGGCTTTTGTCTTTCTTGGGTCATAAGCATCTGCTGCTTGTGATTGTGAAACTTCTGCTACTGTTGGTGCAACCATTACAGGTGCTGGTGCAGGTTTTTTTTTAAATGCTTTTGTTACTACTGCTGCTGCTCCACCCATACTATTCTCCAAATGTTAATGATGATTTAGTTTCTTTAGTTTGTTTTACTTTAGATTTAACTTCTTCTTTTTTAATTTCGTTTTCAAAAGTAATATCATTACTATGATCTATTTTTTTTTCGTAAGTTCTTTTTTCTTTTTCTACTTTTGGTTTTTTTTTAAATATCTTTTTAATTGTGTCAAACATTATGATCCTAATAAAGTTTTGTTTTCTGTTTCTGCTTCATCTTCTACACCTAGTGGTCCAGTTAGAATTGTAGACCTTCTACCTTTTCTTTTTCTTTCCATCTCTCTTTGCTCTGCTGCAATAGCATCTTTCTCCTCTTGCGAAACTCCAGGAGGTTCTGGCAAAGGTTGAACTGGTGGCAGCGGTGGCATTTTTGGTTTTAGAAATCCCATAATTATATAATCCTGTAACTATTATCTGCTACACTTTGTGGAGCTGATTGTCTAGTATTAATTTCTTGTAGTCCAACCGCTAGATAACGCATTGCATCACAAGCGTGTGAACTCCAATCATGTACAGGCTTTGATCTAAACATTCTGTTTTTATCAATATACTTCCTGTGGTAATGTCTTAACGCATCTATTAACTTTTTGCAATGGTCAGTATCAATCCAACATCTAGGCAGGGTCATTGTAGTTGCGTGTATGCCATCCTCTAGTGGTATTTTTGGTACGACCTTGAACCTAATTCCTAATTGGTAGGCGACCTCTCTCCTGGTCTTGCCATTACCAAAGTCGGTAACTTCAATGTCATGTGGTGCAAAATGATCTTTGTAAACATAATCTTTATCCTTAATCACTTGTACATAGTAAGGTAAACCTTGACCTCTCTCTTCATGGTAATCTATTATATTAACACTCTTGCCTAACTGCTGATAAAATATAATAGAACTATGGTCGGAGACCCCAAGATCCCATGCGGTAGATACTGGGAGTGATGGGTCGTAGGGAACTCTAGTTAATTGTTTTTGATCTTCCATCTTACCAAGTACATCTGAATATACTGCACCTTCTATGTTTGCTATCCAATCACATTCAAACTCTTGCTGGAACTTCTTATCACCCATTACTTCTTTTGCCTTGACTAGCTCTTCTTCATCTACAATCTTTGTCTCACTAGCTTTTGCCTTGTAGTTAAACCAATCACTAGCTCCTTGTGCGTGTTGATATAGTTCATAAAAGTTATTGTTCATTCCCATAGGTGTACCAATAAAGACACAGTAGCCTTTACGATCTGATAATGCTGGTCTAATTATTTCTGGAAACAACCTGCTGTTTACATTTGCGTACTCATCTATGACACAACCATCAAGGTATATACCTCTCAAGCCATCAGAGTTCTCTGAACCTAGTAAAGTTATTCTGCTGCCATTAGGTAGATCCACTCTTAATTCTGTTTCGTTAAATTTTGTATAAGGTATCTTTGCTGTAAATTGTTTCATGTAATCCCATGCAATAGACTTTGCTTGTTTGAAAGTGGGTGCAATATAAGCAAATCTAGGGTTCTTAAGTTTGGACAGTAATGCTGACCTAATTAAGTGGTTAATCATGCAAACTGTTTTGCCAAATCTTCTATGGCATACTAATACATTCCATCTGTGTTTATCTATTTGTTTGTGCAAGTGAGCTTGATGCTTTCTTGGGGTGTATGGTATTTTAATATCCATTATAATTGTTTACCCCATCTTATTCTAGGTATTGCTTGTACCTCTTGCCAAACTCTATTAGCTCTAGTAGTCCAACCAGTATTTTTTTTAAATGTTTGTACTTTTGTTTCATTATTAAAATTTACAGCTTTTAAAGATGATCCGCTTTCAGTTGTAAGTGTATATGTAATGATCTTTTTACCACCCATACTTTGCCAAATCTTAATAGCTTTTGCATATAAAAAACTACAAGTTCCTTTTGGTGCATCATCTAAAACACAATTACGATTTATTTCTAAAGTAAATCTATTATCTAATTTTCTAGCAACAGGTCTACCAACTATAGCGACCCCTACTAATTTGCCTTGATATTCTGCACCTATGCTAAACTTATGACCTCTACAATTTTTATTATGTCTATGATGTTTTGTTACAAATTGATTAGCTTCTTTCAAGGATAAAGGTATTACTTTTAAATTTTTAGCCATATCTAGTGTATCTTTTTGCTAGGCATACTCTCTGTAGGTTCAAAGTCAAAG